GTACAAATTTTATACGTGCAGTTTGAGCGAAAAGGGTCAATGATTACAACAGCTTACAAGTATTTTAAAAAGTAGAAAATTATTCTTGCCCTCTGTTTACCGATTTTAAATTTATAGATAACAATGAGTTATAGCCATGACTGGACGACCACTGCCAACAAGATTAAAAATATTTAAGGGCACAAATCAAAAGTGCAGGAGTAATCCTGATGAGCCAATGCCCGATAATGACAGCATTATTATGCCTGATCATTTAAATAAAAAAGAACAAAAGGTATGGACTCATGTTGTTGATCAATTAGTTGCTGCGGGCATCATGACTAACATTGATCAACACGGGATGGAAATGTACTGCGAGGCATATGCCAAATGGCGCGATGCAAACGACAAATTAAAATCATTAGGTATGATTGTTAAAGCCCCGTCCGGTTATCCGATACCATCGCCCTATTTATCGATTAGCAATAAAGCTTTTGAACAGTTAAGGCAAATGATGACTGAGTTTGGAATGACTCCGAGTAGTCGATCGAGAATAAAAGCAGAGCCTAAAAAAATAGATAATGATTTCGACGGATTCTAATTTAAGTTTTCTTGATCGTGCCATTGATTACGCGAAACAGATAACAAATAAAAAAAATTCCGAGTTAAGTTGTAAATATGTAAAACAAGCATGTAATAGATTTTTGAATGATCTAAAACGTGATGATCTTTTCATGAATGAAAATCAAGCCAATGGATGGTGTTTATTTTTAGAAAAGTTACCACACGTAAAAGGTAAGTGGGCTGCTGATGGTTTAAATCTAGTACTAGCAGAGTATCAAATATTTTGCACTGTAAATATTTATGGTTTTTATTTTAAAAATAATAATAAAAGAAGATTTAGAGAAGTTTATATTGAAGTTCCTAGAAAAAATGGTAAAAGTTTTTACGTTGCCACTCTCGGTTTAGGAATGCTTACTATAGATAATGAATATGGAGCCGAAGTATATTGCGGTGCAACAACAGAAAAACAAGCATGGGAAATATTTAGACCGGCTAAACAAATTTGCGAGCGATTACCAGACTTAACAAGTAAGTTTAAATTAGAAGTTAACGCGAAAACATTAACAATATTAAAAACCGGCTCACGTTTTGAGCCAGTGATAGGTGATCCGGGCGATGGGTCAAGCCCATCCTGTGGTATAGCGGATGAATTTCACGAGCACAAGACATCCGACTTAGTTGACACATTCATAACAGGAATGGGCGCACGTGAACAGCCATTAATGATAATGATTACCACGGCTGGATCAGACATGGGTGGACCGTGTTATGAAAAACGAGACGACATAATTCAAATTTTAAATGGTACTGTTCAAGATGATCTAATCTTTGGAGTCATTTATACAATAGATGTTGATGATGAATGGGACACAGAAGCCGCACAAATAAAAGCAAATCCTAATTACGGTGTCAGTGTCGATAGTCATTTTTTACAAGGTCAGTTAACACAAGCGCGGCGAAGTCCTGTTAAACAAGTTGCATACAAAACAAAACATTTAAACATGTGGGTGGGTGCAAAAGCGGCTTGGATGAATATGTTGTCATATCAAGCATGTAAGAAAAACAATTTAGATATAAATAATTTTAAAGGTAGAAGATGTTTTATTGGAATTGATTTAGCCAGCAAGATAGACATAGCAAGCATGGCTATTTTATTCACTCCAGAATATGAGGGCGACAAGTTTACGGCTTTTGTAAAACATTATTTGCCAGAAGATGTAATTTTAGAAGGAGGTAGCACTCGATATAAAACATGGCATGCCGGTGGTTATTTTGAAGCAACACCCGGAAACGTTATCGACTATGGTTATATAGAGGACGATTTAATTAAATTAAAATCACTCTATGAGATACAAGAAGTACCATATGATCCTTTTCAAGCAACACAATTTAGTACTCGCATGATGGCCGAAGGTTTCCCAATGATTGAAGTCGGTGCAACAGTTAAAAATTTTTCCGAACCAATGAAAGAATTGGAAGCCCTAATAATGAAAAAAGATATACAGTTTACAGACTGCCCAATTTTAACATGGATGTTTGGTAACTGTGTGGCGAAATTGGACAAAAAAGAAAACATATTCCCTAACAAAGAACGACCAGAAAATAAAATTGATGGTGTTGTAGCGTTGATAATGGCAGTCAATCGCGCAATGTTTCACAAAGAGAACGGATCACTTGACCAATTTTTAGCTAACCCGGTAATTTTATGAATTTATTTAGCCCCATTTTAAAATACTTTGGTCTTGGCTCATTATCTAATAGTGAAGAGGGCGCACAAAATAGCGGAATAACTGGAAATCATACGGACTCTGGAATATCTGTTTCGGATGATCGAGCCATGCAGGTATCGGCAGTATGGGCATGTGTTCAGTACATTACTAATTCAGTCGCTTCATTGCCTATTGATTTCTATCGTAAAAAAACAGACGGCAGAAAATTAATTGAAGATCATTATTTAAATGATTTATTTCATGTCTCGCCTAATGCGAATATGAAGCCACGAGATTTTAGAAAAGCCATGACTATGCAATTAGTCTTATGGTCGAATGCATACGCGGAAATATTCTGGTCAGGTGAGCGACCTATTGCAATAGTACCATTAAGACCTGGGCGAATGACTCCATTTATGAATCATGGAGTATTAACGTATCACTATAAAATGGAGCAAGGCGTAAGAATATATTCAAAAAAATCAATTCTACATTTAAAAGGATTTGGTTCTGATGGTATCGTGGGACTTGAACGTACTAATTATGCTAGACCCACATTAGGTTTATCAGTATCAGCAGACACTTACGCTAGCAAACAATTTGCGAATGGCGGTCGATCAGGTGGCGGTTATTTAATGTTTGATGATTTTTTAACAAAAGAACAACGCGACAATGCCAGAAAATTATATGAAGGAATGTCGGAGACAGCATTCAACAAAGGTAAAGTTTGGATATTAGAGGGCGGCGTTAAGTTTGAATCCGATACGTTAAACCCCGATACCATGCAAATGTTAGAAACCCGTAAAATGCAATTAGGAGAAATCGCACGTTTCTTTGGTGTGCCAGAGGTGCTGATAGGCTCGGGCGGTTCAACTAGTGCATGGCCTTCATCATTTGAACAACAGTTGTTATCATTTTTAACATTCACACTACAAGATTATTTAGATGAGTGGGAAAGTGCAATTGTAGAAAGTTTATTAAATCCAAAAGATAAACGAAAAATTATTATCGATCATGATACGAGTGCATTTATAAAAATGGACTCACAAGCACAGGCATCATTGCAATCAACATGGGTACAGAACGGATTAAAAACACGAAACGAAATTAGAAAAATTAATAATGATCCTAAAATCGATGGTGCGGATGATCTAACAGTACAAGTTAACTTAACGCCGGTCGATGAGTTGAGCAAAGTAGGCGACCCACAAAAACCTGTACCGGCTGCACCTATACCACCAGACCCAAAAGAAAAACACGATACAGAACGACTTAAATTAAAAGTCGATAATTTCAATAAAAGACTTGATACAATTCAAGACATGAAATCATTACAACCTGAGCCAATAGCGCCTAATGTTGATATTCATATACATGAAAAACAAGCTATTAACAATATAACAATAACTGATAGAACAGAACCTATAATGTTACCACCAGCCAATAATATAAATATTGATGTTATTGTGCCTGAACAACCACCAGTTAATAATATTAATAAAGTGGATGTGAAAGTGGATGTGCCAGAACAACAACCGCCAGATGTGATTGTAAATAATCAAGTTCCTGAACCTAAAAAATGTAAAGACAAGAAAATTAAATTTGAACGAAATTCACGTGGCGATATTACCGGAGCAGAGCTAGATAGTGAGTAGCGATAATGTAAAAGTTAATCCCAGTTTAAATAATAATGCGATTAATGTCGCGACTGATGATATTAAGGGCGTACATTTTCCAATATATAAACATGCTTTTGGTAAAAATGGCTTTGCAACATTAGTTAGTAGCGAAAACCGATTGCCAGTTGAATTACCAAATGAGCCAAAAGAAAGTAACACAGTATTATTATTAAATGAGATATCAAGCAAACTGGATATTTTAATTCAGTATCAAATAATGTTACATAAAATAGATATAACATAGAGGGCTTTAAAATGTCAGTTGAAATAATTGGGCGTATCGGTGCTAAAACATATTCGGTTGCAGTCGATTCACAAGGGCGAATGTTAGCTGCGGTATCTGCGGATATTGAAGATAGACATATTAATTTACAAAGTGGAAAAGTATGGTCAATAGACTTAGATGGTGTTCTCGCGAATGCAGGAACATACGTAGCGTGGTTTCAAAACACTAGTACCGTAACATATCATTTAACGGAGATGTTCGCTCATTGTAATGATGCACCATCAATACTTGATATAGATGAGGTAACAGTCGCGACGATAGGAAATAATACCGCATTTTTACCCGGTTCTGTAGCGTCTAGGCACATCGGAGTATCACTCGCACCTATTGGTAATATGGACAGAGCAAGTTCGGCAACAGGTTTAACAGGCTTAACAAAAATAGGGAATATTTATCACGCCGGTAGTTTAGATGTAAAAACATCATTCCTTGAATCAAAATCTAATATCATTATTGAGCCGGGTTCCGCGCTCGCAGTTAAAGTATTAACAGCGAATGCAACCAACGGATTAACCGTAACATGGTCATTAGTGGAAGTAGTTCATGAGATATCATGACCGTTAACTTTTCACTTTTTGATGATAAAGAACAAGCTTTCGCAAAGATAAGCAGTAATGGCGAATTAATAACAGCCCCAATTAAATATTCGGAAGCTTTTTACATATCGTTAAATTTATCAAATACATCATTTGAACTTGTTCCATCAATATCAGATTTAAATTTTATAATTACTGGGATATTAATATCAACCAGTAAATCATTTGGAACGTCAACAAATGCCGAAACAATAACAATATATGAAGCGAACACGGCTGATATAAATACAAACATGAAAACTATTTTTCAATTAGATATGACGAATAATGATCGCTTAGTGGCTACTTCAATGAATTTGTTTTCCTCAAAATCACGTTCTATTGTAGCAATAGCAACTGACAACACGGTGGATATAACTTTTGCAGGATATTACATAGATGTAGAAAATGGCTAACTCCACATCAATTCTGGAAGTAATGGGGCCGGGGTTTTTTATATTTTTTCAAGTTGATCCCCCCGGTAGTAGTGGACAGTATCAAAGAATTTCAGGCATCCCGGAAGATATTAAATCGGATGATGACATTGCAATAGCGACAGCAATCATTACTTTATTTTGTAACGAATAGGTATAAATTATGAATATAATTAAAATAGACAATCTTCTTGAACATTGTGAATTAAAATTTACAAGCGATAATCAAGGAGAATTCAAGGGCTATGCCTCAGTATTTAATGGTGTTGATTCTGTTAAGGATACTATTTTACCCGGTGCATTTAAAAAAACGCTACGACAAAAACGCAACCCTTCAATGTTTGTTAACCATGATAGCTATAATGTCCCGGTTGGTGACTGGATAAAATTAAAAGAAGATGATAAGGGTTTAGAGGTTACAGGTAAAATTGATTTGAATCATAAAGACGGTATCACGGTTTATTCAGCATTAAAACGAGGTGCGATGGATGCACTATCGATAGGTTTTCGTATTCCAAAAAACGGTGCTGAAGAAAATGACGATGGTTCAAGAACCATAAGCGAAATTGATTTAAAAGAAATAAGTATTGTTAATTTTCCGGCTGATGAAGCCGCACGAATAGCAGTAGTAAAAGCTGATATATTAAAACTAGAAAGTTTAAAAGATGTCGAATCATACCTAAGTGATTTAGGTTGGAGTCGATCAAACAGAACTACATTTGTTAGCCACTTCATGAAATTACGTTTGCGCGATGCAGAAATAAATTTCCATAACGAGGTTGCCACTCTGGAAAGTAAATTGGAGGTAAGTGATACAACTAATTATTTATTAGGTTGGATTAAAAACCTGTAATTACTTTTTTCAAATAACGCACAACAAGCCAGCTTTTATGCTGGTTTTTTTATGAGGTAAATAAAATGAATTTAGAACAGAAAGAAAATTTATTCGATCTGAAAGTGATCGAAAAGGCATTCATGGATAAGCATGAGGAATTAAAACAAACGATCGATAAAGCAAACGAGGAAGTAAAGTTAACTAATAATATTTCGGTTGAAACAAAAGCGGCTATTGACGGCGTATCTGAAAAGCTGAATGAATTAGGTGATCGAATATTTTCTATTGAACAAAACGGCGTTAAGTTACAAGAAAGTGCTAATGAAGTTTATAACATTGGTGCGGAATTTATTAAAACGGATCAATTCTCACAATTTCAAAATGGTAGTACCGGCCGCGCTCGAATGGAAATTAAAACGGCTATTATTAACGCGACCGGACAAAATCAGCCATTAGTTGCCGCTGATCGACTGTCTGGAATAAATACTGTTCAAAATCGCCAGTTAATGATTCGCGATTTAATTCCGTCAAGTGGTACAGGTTCAAACTTAATTGAATTTGTCCGTGAGAGTGTTTTCACTAATAACGCAGGTCCACAAGTAGGTGGTTCTCCTGAAGCTTTTGAAAATGTAACTAAACCTGAATCCGGTATCACATTTACGTTAGTTAATGAGCCTGTTCAAACATTGTCACATTGGATACCAGCTTCTAAACAAGTAATTGAGGACTCTCAACAACTACAAAGTTTTATTTCTGGTCGTTTAATGTATGGCTTAAAGTTGATTGAAGAAAATGAATTATTAACCGGAACCGGAGCAAACGGGCAATTAAATGGTATTCAAACCCAAGCGACTGCTTACACTGTTCAATCTCCTAATCTGACTAATCAACTTGATATTATTCGCGAGATGATTAAACAAGCGCAAATTGCCAATTATACACCGGACGCTATTATATTAAATCCACAAGATTGGTTTAATATCGATATCAAAAAAGTTGGAACGAGTGACGATCGTTATGTGGTTGGTAATCCGCGCTCATTTAGTAGCCCAAACCTGTGGGGTATTCCTGTAGTTGTAACCAATGCGCAGGCATCTGGTAGTGCCTTAGTTGGTGCTTTTGCAATGAGTTCTGAGATTAAAGATCGTAATATTGCAACCGTTGAAGTCAGCCGCGAAAATTCAGATAACTTTGTTAAAAATATGGTTACTGTATTGGCTGAAGAACGAATTGCCCTATGTGTCTATAGAACAGAGTCATTTATACTCGGCTCAATTTAATAATAATGGCTCAAGGATGAGCCAAACTTAAGGAGTAAAAATGCGTATTAGAATGAAAACTAATCCTATAACGCCATACGGTTCCTTTGGTGTCGGTGATGTATTAAATGATGACAGTTATCCTAAAGAATTTTTAGAACATTTAGTAAATGATTGTAATGCAGCCGAATTTTTAGATTATGAAACCAAAATAGACATGGAGTACGAACCTGTAAAAAAGCCCCTATCTTTACCGTTATCGGAACAGGGCAAAGTATTAACGAAAAAGACATCAAGATTGCGAAAAAAACAGAAATAATTGTAATCAATGATGCCTATGAATTGGTTCCCGATGCGCATTACCATTACGCTTGTGATAGTGCATGGTGGGACATTCATTATGATAACGTAAAGAAAAAATTCAATGGCGTTTCATTTACAATAAATGATTCAGAAAACGCAGCACGAAATCCAAATAAAAAATATGATTTAGTTCGAATTAAATCTAAACAGGAAATAGATTTAGGCGAGGACATAATACATTATGGTATACCCGGTGGCAGTAATTCTGGTTTTCAGGCAATTAATCTCGCCTATATGCTGGGGGCTAGAACAATTATTCTTTTGGGTTTTGATATGTGTGGCACTCATTACTTTGGCAATCACCCTAAGCGCCTTGTACAGCAATCACCATATAAAATGTTTATTCAGTCTTTTGAGACGATAACGAAAGATATAGAGATTATAAATTGCAGCCGAAAAACAGCTTTAAATTGTTTTCCGAAAATGAGAATAGGATCGGTATTATTATAGGTACTGGTCCCTCATTAACTAATTCACAAATCAAACAATCTAAACCTTTTAAAACATTCGGTATTAATTTAGCCTATAAATTTAATGTTGATGTTATGTTAGCGTGCAATTCTGAATTCTGGGATTACTATTGGGATGACATTAAAAAATATAAATGTCGTAAATGGACACCGCGAATTGAAAGTGCCAGTAAATACGATATCAATTATATAGAAGAACGTTGGCGCGATGGTTTAAGTAAAGATAAAAACTATATACATGCTCATCATGGAAGTGGGCCACAGATTTTAAATCTTGCTTTGCATT